TCGTTTCGTTCTGACAGTTTACTGATTGAATGATGATCATGATTACACCACTTGATGTGATTATGAAGATCGCACGTCACGGCAGCGATAGTTTAACTCATGCTGAACGTGTATTTGTGGTTGAAATCTTCAGGGCAGCGGTTTTCACAAGCCGCAAAGATGTGCTTGATATTAAGCACAGGATTCAACAGGCACACCTTGAGTATTGTCTTAAATTAAGGGCCATTGGTTATGAGTATGACTAACCCAGCAATCGCAGCGGAGGCAGTATGGAATGCCTACAAAGAAAGTTGGAGTTGTGATCCTTTTGAAGTAGATGGTTTGGGCCTTGCTCTTGCCCTCCGTGCTGCTGCTAAACAGATCGAAGACTTGTATTGTGATAGCAATGTAAAGGATACTCCTGGCATTGTCTTTGCTTTACGTCAGCTGATGTTAATTGCTGATGAGTTGGAGACGTAACCATGACCAAATCGTACGTACCTCAATCATTTACCATTCATTGCAACGGTAAGGAGGTATGTATCTATGCCTTTACCAAAGCTGAGGCAATCATGAGTGTGCTTGAACTTTATCCAGAGTTTGAGTATCATTCGATCAATGTTCTACTAACACCACAATGGAAAGAATGACGGACCAATTTGCAGAGATAAATGCAATGTGCGACTATCAGGATGCCCTCAAGAAACTTGATGAGCTTGAGGATGAGCTGATGTTGTGCGACTTTGGTGATCCTCGTAGGTTTGAGGTTGATCGTGAAATCACACAACTGGAAGCTTGGATTGAAGATCTTCTTGCTACTGCAAAGCGATGACTGACATCACCTGCTACAAGCTCAACGCCGCGTTCGCATCCCTGCGCGAGTTTGATATCCTTGCCAAGCCCGATGACTTTATCGAGGTGTCGCTATGGCACAACGGTGAGGGCTTTGATGTCCACTTGAGCAGCAGCGGCGAACAGAGCATCAGGCTTTCGTGGGGAGAATTCAAGGCCTTGAAGAAACTTGTTAAGGAGTTGGACAAGTGACTGACCACCCCATCACCCCACCGCCGGAGCTGGTGCAGGAGTGGGGGCACGACGCCAACCTTTCAGGCGTGCCACACAACGATGAACACTGGGCGTACGAACAGCACATCGCCACCTGCGCCGCCCAATGGGGCGCCGACCAGGAGCTGGAGGCGTGCATTGAGTGGCTTAAAGAGATGGAATTAGTCGGTGAGGGCGACGTATCGTTCCTACGTGATGATCGCCGCCCCAAGCCGCCGAGCTTGAAGGAGCAGGCGCTGGCGCTGATAGACAGCTGCAACGACCCCGACAACGACTACCTGGACGACGAAGCCATGGCCACCATCCGCCGCGCCCTGGAGGCCCTGTGACCTTCACCATTGATCAGCTGGCCGAACACCTAACGGACATTCTTACGTGGCGTCAGCTGCGAAGACTGGCCAAACGGAATAAGCTTACACAGTATTCCTATCTCGGTAAGAAACAATTAGCTACTGTTCTTGCTATTCAAACCTTTAACCGAGCACAACGTAATGCCATTTCCAATCCCAAACAGTGACGACTACGATGATCTACTGTATACCCTTCAGCACATGGCTGTTGATAGGTGCACCGATCTTGTTGGAAGAGTAAACGCCCACTCTGACATTCTTGACCCTGACATTGATGAGGGTGATGCTGATCGTCTACTGAGCGCCCAGCTTGGTTTGGATGGATCAGAGGATGAGATTGAGATGACCCAATCATTGATCTCTATCATTAGCAACATCATTGTTATCCGCCGCGCCCGCCACGCCATCCACAATGAACACCTTTCTTTCACTGATTCTGGCCGTAACCTACCCGCTACTACCAGCGAGTGTCAATGATAAGGAGGAACCTCGTCTTCTTCTCGAGCTACATACTGCTGCTGTTTGCTTTATCAAAGATGGGCACAACGCCAGAAGTATTGTTGGTGGCCTTTATAACTACCTTGATCGTGCTGAGATCTCTCATCCAGATCCAACGAGCGAACTTGGAAAAACGTATTGGCAACTAGCTCTTGCCAGGGCGACACCTCAGAAGTGTCAAGAACTACGTAGTCTGTCCTCTGATTTAAGTAACATCTGAATGGCAACAAAGGAAACACTCGCCCGTCAGTTTCAGCGAGAAACAGAAGCCCGCACCGAAGCCATCAGTCGGCTCAGGGAACGCACCAGCACCGCAGAAGAGCGGATGTATGCCAGTTCTACCGTGTATGGTTCGGCCTTTATCAATCAAGGGCTCAATGCCATCACAGCAGAAATCACAAGCCGCATTCACCGGGTCAGTCAAGGCTGGGCCAGTGATAAAGCAGCTGCTGTTGTTCCCCTTAAGAACTGTGATCCTGGTGTTCTAGCTCTTATCACTGCCAAAGGTGTCCTTGATATTCTTGGTGTTCGTAAGACAGAAAGGCTAACCTATGCCCAAGCTACCACTCATATTGGTACGCTTGTTTATCACCAGATCATGCTGGATGATTTTGCTGAAAAGCACAAAGAGCTTTTCGATCAAGCTGCCAGGTATATCCATGACCACAAAGGATATTCCTATAAGGTTCAGCGGTATCGAGCCACAATGCGAAAGCACAACGTGGTACCGATCAGCTGGCCCAACTCCATCCGTCACCTTGTTGGTGGTTGGCTGTTGGATCGCCTGGCATCGGCTACGGGGTGGATCACCACGCACACGTCGTATACCGGCAAGAACAAGAGCCAAACCTACCTGGCCTATCAACCGGACTTCATCAAGGCTAGGGAGGCTCTCCTGGCCCGTGCAGAGGCCTTTGCGGGGTGTCTGTGGCCCATGCTGTGCGAGCCAAACGACTGGTCGGACGACTTTGCTGGGGGCTACCTCACCAACGACCTCAGACGGCTGACACGCCTGGTCAGGACTCGGGTTTCGAGAAGGGACGCACTATTACGGGATAGCAAGGCCCTCGCCATGCTGAACCGTCTCCAGAAGGTCCCCTACCGGATCAATGACCGGATACTTGAACTAGCCAATTTCTGCAAGGAACGCCGCCTAACGGTGGATAAGTTCCGAGCCGAGGAACCAACTCCTCCTCCGCCAAAGCCAGAACCATGGGAGACAGCCTCCGATGAAGACAAGATTGCTTATCGTCGTGCTCGAACTGAGATCGAAGATAGGAATGCTGCTCTGGCGCAGAAGAACTACAGAACAACAGAAGCTCTGTATGTAGCTAACAAGTATAAGGGAGAAACATTCTGGATTCCCTGGTCATTTGATTTTCGGGGAAGAGTTTATCCAATTCCCACAAGCCTCAGTCCTCAAGGAACAGATTTTGATAAGAGTCTGATTTACTTTGCGGAGGAAGGTCCTGTGTCAGAGTGGTGGTTAGGATTTCAAGTAGCAACTACTTGGGGTCTTGATAAAGCTCCTATGGATGAACGACAATCATGGGTCACATCTAATCACGACTTCATTACTCGTGTCGCTACTGATCCTGAGGGAACAATCTCTGAGTGGTCAAAAGCAGAAGAGCCTTGGTGTTTTATTAGTGCGGCTATTGAATACTATCAGTGTGTCATTACTAATGAAAAGCTCACCAGTGGTCTACCAATCTCGGTTGATGCAACTTGTTCAGGTCTCCAGCATCTCAGTGCTATGGCTTTGGACAGGAAAGCGGCTGAAATGGTCAATGTGGTACCAACTCCGAAACCTAGTGATGGGTACGCCATTGTTGCTGAGGTCGCTAAAACGCAACTTCCGGAACACCTTCATCTCCTGATTACACGAAAGCTAACCAAGAGAACTGTCATGACCACTCCTTATGGAGTTACAGAGAACAGTGCTCGTGATTACATTCGTCAGGAACTAAAAGGTGTCGAATTAGAAAAGGGTGAGCTTCAAGCAATTGTCAAGGCAGTCTACCGTTATGGGGTAAGAACTGTCTTTGCTGGTCCCTGTGCTTCTATGGCCTTTATTCAGAAGGCTGCTGGAGAGTGCATCAAAAACAAAGACCCCTACATCAAATGGGTCACACCTTCTGGGTTCACTGTCTTTCAGGAATACAGAAAGAATGATGTCACTCGTGTCAGAACCAAATTGCTTGGACAACGCATCGACACACAGATGCTTAAGGAATGGGATGAGCGTACGATTGACCTAAGTAAGGCCAAGACTGCTGCTAGTCCAAACCTTGTGCATTCTTTAGATGCAGCCCTGTTACATCTTGTCTTTGCTGAATGGCAGAGACCGTTTACCGTAATCCACGATTGTGTACTTGGTCGTTCCTGTGACATGAACGATCTAGCTGAAGCAATCCGAGACAAGTTTGTTGAAATCTATTCCCAGCCTGTGCTTCGTAATTGGGCAGAGCAGTTAGGAGTAGAGTTTGATGAAAGTGTCATGATCAATACCCTTGACATTAACGATGTTCAAGGTTCCTCCTACTTTTTCTGCTAATGTCTGCACCTGACTTTGCTGAGTATTCTGAGATCTTTGGGGTACGTGAATGCGTCCTTGAGAATCTCTACGACGACTTCTGTGCGGAAGCTGAGGTCTCTGATTTTGAGATCGACTTCTTCTCGTACCTTGTCGAGGAGTTTGCAAACTTTGCCTATCTTGCTGCGGCTATCAACGGCGAGAACGCTGTCGATTGTCTTGCAGCCTACGATCGGGTCTACACCGACCTCACCGAGGAAGCCTGATGACGGACAACATTGCATACTTCGCTGACTACTACGGCATTTCTCCTGAAGAAGTTCTTGAGGCCAGCCGTTGGTTTGATGAATCTATCGACGATCACGTTGAAGATCTCTTCCAACTGATTGCTGATCACAACGAAATCACCACCACCGCTGCTATCACCGAACTGCTCCATGTCTGATAACCGCTTTATCATCACCACCACGCTTGAAGGCTACATCAACGCCTTGAAGCCTTCCGGTAAGTTCAACAACTGCACCATTGGTTTCCGCATTCCTGAGGAAGACCTTGGCAAGTTCGATGCCTGTTACGAGCAGTGCATTGCCTGGGGCCGCAACAAGATGAACGGCAAGCGCTTCACCGAGGAACTGCCCAAGTGGCAGGAGGATGGCTTCGTCAAGGTGTCCTACGGCGGCGAGGAAGGGGCTCCTATGTTCCCCTGGGTGGATACTGATGGTGTTCCCCTGGACATCGATACCCCTGTCTGGAAGGGCACGGTGGTTCGCCTGATCATCGATCTGAAGCCTTATGTCTACGCAACCAAAGTTGGATGCAGCTTCAAAGTTAAAGGTGCTCAAGTTATCAAACTTGTCAGCTCTGGCGGGTCTGATTCTGGTGAGCTTAGTTCTGAAGACGTGGCTGGATTGTTTGGAAGTGTGGATGGTTTTAAGGCTGGCGCTCCATCGTTTAAGCCAGATCAAGCCGATGAAGCTGGTCCTGGGTATGACGACGACGATCTTCCGTTCTAATGCCAAAGTACCGGTCCCGCCTGGAAGAACGGCTGGCCCGGTGGATGGAAGTCAACGAACTGTCCTTTGAGTACGAGACTCTTAAGCTCGACTACACCGTTAAAGCCGTCTACACGCCCGACTTCGTTCTTCCAAACGGAGTCATACTCGAAGCCAAGGGTTATCTCAAACCAGAAGATCGAAGGAAGATGCTTGCCGTTAAAAAGCAACATCCAGAGCTTGACATTCGGTTTGTCTTCCAAGCTCCAAAGAATACATTGTCAAAGGAATCTAAGACGACGTATGCTGAGTGGGCAACGAAGAATGGATTTCCCTGGGCTCTTTATACTAACATTCCCTTAGAATGGTTCGACTGACCGACGATTCCGAATTTGTCCGTCACGAGCCTTGTCCTTCCTGTGGGAGTAGTGATGCTCTTGCCCGTTACACCGATGGTCATGGGCATTGCTTCTCCTGCCGGTATTATGAACATGGTGACGGCACCTCCATCAACGTTCACAAGCCGCAACGATTTATGGACTTCACTGGGGACATTGTTCCTCTCCGATCACGCAACATTCACGAGGATACATGTAAGAAGTTCAACGTTCGTTACGACGCCGACAGTCAAAGCCTTCGCTTTCCTTATTACTCTCAGGCTGGCCAGCTGACATCTTTTAAGAGTCGCAGCACAGACAAGGAGTTTAAATGGACAGGTCGTAATGAAGACCACACCCTATTTGGTCAACAACTGTGGGGCAGTGGTAAGTCCCTTGTAATTACCGAGGGTGAACTCGATTGTCTTAGCGTCTTTCAGGTACGTCAAAGTTGGCCTGTTGTCTCCCTACCAAATGGAGCCGCTGGTGCCCGCAAGGCCCTTCAACATCAATTGAAATGGGTCCTGGGGTTTGATGAAATCATTCTTCTCTTTGACAACGATGAAGCTGGACAACAAGCGGCACAAGACTGTGCAAGTTTGTTTCCACACGATAAACTATTCATTGCCACCACCGCCCCTTACAAGGATGCTAATGAAGCAGTAATTGCCAAAGACTATGATGCCATCAGACAGGCACTCTGGAATAAGAAACAGTACGCTCCGAAGACAGTCATCGACGGACGTGACCTTTTCGACCTGGCAACCCGTCCCCTTCATGGTAGGGATGCTGATTGGCCTTTCAATGCTCTTGATTCCATTACTGGTGGTCTTAGAAAAGGAGAACTGGTCACGGTTACCGCAGGCTCAGGCGTGGGGAAATCAACCGTCTGTGGTGAGGTAGCCCAGAAACTGATTGATCAAGGTCATAGCGTTGGATACATTGCTCTGGAGGAGAACCTTCAGCGCACAGCTCTACGCTTGATGTCCGTCAAGGCAAACAAACCTTTGCATCTCAACAATGAACTACCTGAAGAAGATCTCAAGGCTGCGTTCGATGCCTCCCTGGGAACTGGCAGGGTGTACTTGCGAGATGGTTTTGGTTCTGTGGACCCTGATGCAATTCTGTCCGACTGCCGATTCATGGCTCTTGCCAAAGAAGTTGGCTGGATCATCCTTGATCACCTCTCCATTCTCATGTCTGGAAATGAGTCTCACGATGAGCGCAAATTGATAGATCTTACCATGACTAAACTTCGTTCATTTGTGGAAGAAACTGGTATTGGTATGATTCTTATCAGTCACCTCAAACGGCCAGCCAATGACAAGGGACATGAAGATGGAGCACAGGTCAGCCTCGGTCATCTTCGAGGCAGTCACAGTATCGTTCAGCTGTCAGATATGGTAATTGCCCTTGAGCGTAACCTTTCCTCTGGTCAGAACTATTCCAACATCCGAGTGTTGAAGAACCGATTTAATGGACAGACTGGCCCTGCTGGTACCATTGCATTTGATTCTGCAACAGGACGGATGAAGGAGGATCTCACTGCTGCTTTCAATGACAAATCAACCGCTTCCACACCTGATGACTACACCGACTTCTGAGCATCAACATGTTGTATGTGCCTGCGGTTCTGACGCCTT